GCCGCTGTTGTGGCTCTCGATTTGCTCAATGATGCCGTCGAACGCGAGCGGGTTGACGCCCTCTTTCGCGTGCCAAAGTGAGCGCTCGAGCTTCTGCATGAGTCGCAGTGTTCCGCGCTCGGTCTCCGCCGCGATCGCGTTCGCGTTGTTCCCGATGAGTCCCACGAGTCCCGCTACGTCAGTGACCTCGCGGCGCTCTGCGAGGTACTTCACGCGGACGCTCTTGCGCTCGTACTCGGAGCGGTTCGTCGTTCCCGCGCTGCCTTCAGCGATGAAGGGCTCGAGATCAAGCCCGTGATCATTGATCACCGCGTACTCGTGGAGTGTGTTGGTTACGCTGATCTTAGGGATCGAGGGCCAGAGCGCGAGCTCTTTCATCGTGTACGTCGCTGAAGAGAGCGTGTTCTCGATAGACTGCGGGACGAGTGGGCTCAAGTTGCCAGCATCGCCGCCGCTTGTACCCGCCGCGCTTTGATAACCGATGTCTGCGCTCTTTCGGAGTGCGCTGTTGAGTGCCGCGAGATCCGCGACGTTTACCATTTGGTTTGCTTCAGGAAATGAATACATGTTCCGTGTCCCCTTAGTCTAAGTCGATAATATGAGAGATCGCAGAGACAGGGATCCCCGCCTCGAGTTGAGTGATCGCGGTGCGGACCGCGCTTTTACGTTGTGCGTCGATGCTGGAATCTTGAAGCATCTTCAAGCCCTTACGAATCACGTCGCCGCGTTGCGGTGCGGCGGGGGTCTCAGGAGCAGAGTTCACAGGTGCGGAGGTCACTGCGCGCGGTGCGAGCGGTTGTCCGCGTAGCGCGTTCAGCGACTTCTCCATGTCCTCGCTCATGCCCTTCATGCCCTTCATCTCGGACACCATCGCTTCAACGCCTTTTAGAACCGCGTCCATGCGCTTATTCATTTCCGCGATCATCTGGTCGGTGTTATCGGCGAGCGCCTTCATCGCGTCGCGATAATACGCTTTTTCAACGTCGAGGTCTTCGTCGTCCTCGAGGTCAAGTTCTTCGTCGTCGAGATCGAAGAGTGAGCGTTGATCGTCCTCAGACATCATCTCTTCGTCGTCCTCGATCATCATCTCTTCTTCGTCGCGAGGTTGCATCGCTTTAGTCAGTGCGTCGAGGGCCTGTGTCAAAGCATCAGCCTCGACCGCGTTCGCCTCGTTGCTCTCTACTGAATAATCATCGAGGACCGAAGGGTCGACGCCCTTCCCCTCGAGGTGCTTTCGTAGATCTTTGAGCATCGTAGTCTCCAAGAATTCGGGTTTATGGTTTTGTGAGTGTATCATAGTTTAATTATCTGTGTGTGACGTTGCTTTTTGCGAGGGTGATCAAGCGCTCAACGAGCTCGTCGAGTTTTCGATCCTCGGCGTTCGGCATACGCTCGCGGAGTAGCTTCCGCACTTGGTCGCTCGTCAACATCTTCTTCTTAGGCTCCGCGCCATAGGTCGCAGAGCTGAGACGACGGTCAAGGCTCTCTTGAACAAGCGCACTCATCGCCGCGTCTGCGTCAGGGATCGAGGGCTCTTGATAACCGACGTTCGCCCCGATACTCCGCGCGATGAGTTCAAGGTTAGTGTGAGGATTGACGGGCATCGCGGTTATTGCGACATTGAGCACGCGCGCCTTGAGAATCCGCTTGTTGTCGAGCGGGTCACGCAGTAGCACTTGACCCTCGACACTGAAGCCGAGGGACCGATCACCCCCCGCTTTCTTCATCGCCGTCGCGGTTTCGTAGACCTGTTGTCCGAGTTTCTTCGAGAGGTAGAGCACACCCTCGACGCGAGTGCGTCCCTCGTCCACAGGTTCAATTTTCACGGGGTGACCGAGGACGGCGGCGGGGCCTTGCTCGTGCTCGTGATTGAACCACCCATTTTCTAAGAAGTAGGACCAGTCGATCCCGTCTTGCTCGACGACCTCGCCCTCGAGGTCCATGTCACGGGTTGAGCAGATCCCCCCGATCATCGCCTTCGCGGGACGGTCGTCTTCTGCCTCTGCTTTTACGAGGTCTCCGAGATCCAGAGGAACCCAACGCGCGAAAGAGTCAAAGCTCTTCGTCACCGCTTCCTCGATATCATCAAACAGGAAATCATGATCCTTGAGCCAGTCGCGGAGCTCGTCGGCGCTGAAGTGCTCCGCGCTCGCTCTGATACTCTGGATCTCACTCACCCCGTCCTTGATTCCGAGAATCATCGTCAAACCCTCGGGAACCCCCTTCGGCTTGAATCTCCGAAACTCGTCATATTGTGACGGGTCACTTTGTCGCGCTGCGTGTTCGTTCTTGTATGGCATTCAATCTCCCCTTGTTATCCCCATGATTACAGTGTTCAGACCCGACTCCCCCTCGATGAGTAGAGGAGCCGTCCCGCTTTTAATAGTTACGGACGCCTTGTCACCCGCTCGCGCTAACGCGGCTTTTAGGTACTGCGGATTTACGCGAAACTTTGGCGCGCCGCTATCCGACGCGGGGATCGAAGCGACCTTGTACTTCTTGCCGCCCTTGCTGCCTACACTGATATCATAAGCGTCTCGGCTTTCGTTGAGGTCGAGGTCTACATAGAAACCCTCTCCCGCACCCTTGCCCTTGACGCCTACGAGCGCCGACGTGATCGCCTTAATCGCGCTACGGTCGAGCGTCATCACGGGGTTTGATTCAGGGATCGCTTGCACAAAAGGCGGCGGCGTTCCCTCGAGCTGCTGGCCCGTCTTCGGGTCCGTAGATGTGCGGTCCTCTTGTGATCCCCGCGTCTTCATAAATACGATGTTCTTCCCGTCCGTCGTCCCGAGAATATCTCCGTCTCTCATGACACCCGACATCGTTGCTCCCCAACGGGGGTGCTCAGACATCTCCGCGCTGATCGCACCCGTAAGCGCTTTGAGGTCCTTCGCGCTCAGATCCTCGAATCCTGAGATGCGAGGAGCCGCGCTCACGCTGTCAACGCTGTCACTTTGGACATGAGGCCGCGCCGCGAGACCCTCGAGCCGTATCGTGTCTTTGAGCTCGTGAATCTTCTTCCCAACATCAGCAGTCAACGCGTGCTCGTAGCCCCGATTGAAATCTTCCCTAAAGCGTACACGGTCGAGAAGGTCGTCACCCATAGCATAAAACGCCTTAGAGTCTGGATCTTCTTTGTTATGCAAATCACCCGCGACGAGTCCCTCGAGGAGCTCTTGCGCGTTCCCCGCGCGGAGTGCGTCGAGAATGTCGAGCGCTCTTATGCTTCGCTCTCCCGCTGTGAGCCCCGACACGTCTAGCACTTTTGCTCCTTGCCCTTTGGCGGGACCCTCGAGGACCGCGACAACGATCGCTTGCCTCTTGGGATCGTAACCGATCGCAAAGGGCGCGTTAGGGGGCGCGAGTTCGCGGAACGTGGCTAAAGTCCCGCCCGTCTTGTTCCCGTCTGCGGGTTTAAGCTTGATCTTCGTTCTCGTATCTTCTGCGAAGAGGCGCGCCGCTCGGGAGATTGCGCGTTCATTGTCGTCGATGGATTGCGCGAGCTCGGACTCGATGTCATAGATCGCGCTGTCTCGATTCGCCGCCGCATAAGACAAGTAGTCTTTCTCACGCAGAAGCGCCTCCGCGTTGATGCTGCCTCGCACGTCCATCGGTAGAGACTCATTCTCGAGTCGTGGATCGTTGCGCTTTTTTCTCCCTCTCTCACGAGCTTCGTTTCGTGCGGCGATTGCTTCTTGCTCTCTTTTGCGCTCGAGCTCTCTGCGCTGTTCTACGCGCTGCGCTTCAAGGATCCTCTCGCGTCTCTCCTTCTCTCTCCGTGCTTTCTCTTTCTCCTCGTTCTCTCGCCGCCGAATTTCATCGAATATGAGATCTGCGAGATCACGGTCTCCGAGAACGGGATCCGCGAAGGTATGTCGCGCCCTCGCGCTCTCGCGCTTTTGGTCCGCGATCTCACGAAGTCGCGGGACTTCCTCTGTGAGTCTCTCGTACTCCTCGCGGTTTCTCTTATCCCTTTCAAACCCATCTCTTTCATTTAACCTCCGCTTCGCGCGCTCTAATTCTTCGCGCGCCGTGTAAAACTCGCGCAATGCGCCCGAGAAATCCGCGTCGACGGCGCTCGCGTGATCCCCTTGTACTTGTGACAGCGTCGAACCGAGCAGCTTCAAAGTCGCAGTGTCATAAGAGCCGAGACTATTGGGACCCCGATCACGGAGAAGTTTTAACGCTGTGATATTCTCCTCAAAAACGTCAGCTCCATGAATCACGCGAAGCACTGCGTCAGGCTCAAAATCAAGAGCTAAGTTCGTAAGTTGCTCACCGAGATCTGCGAAAGTAGTATCCTTATCAATCTTCACACGACGGAGCGCCGCCTCTGCTATGCGGCGTTGATTTGTTTCATCTATCTTGAGCCTCGCGCGCCCCTGCGTTTTTTGGGGGTCGCTATATGACACACCAAAGAACTCCGCGAGACCCTCAAGGAGTTCGTGTTTCTTCTCTGGGGGGAGACGATAAAAGCTCCCTATATAATCCGTATCTCCCCCTTCTCTATGATCTAAAACCGTAGTCATCACGAGACCTAAGACGGCGGTGAGTCGGTCAATTATCTTGTCTACGCGCTCTTGTTGCGGCGAGAGGTGCTTAAGGGGCTTCCCTGCCAAATAGTCTCGTAACGCATCCACCTCGGGCCTAGAAGCAAGGAGCGCCGTTCTCTGTAGGTGCTTGTATTGCTCAGTGACCTCACCGAGAATCTTATCTCTCAGGGTTTCCGTTTTGGGCTCAGGGGTCTTCGTTTCGGGCTCAGGAGTCTTCGTTTCGGGCTCAGGAGTCACCGCTTCTTTTTCTACACCCCCCAGAGCGAGCAATCGTCGACGTACCCGAGCAATCTGTTTCTCGGTCGCGCTCCCCGCTTTCATCTCTTCAAGTAACGCGGACACCTTCGCACGTTCCGCGCTCAGCTTATCCTTGACGCCGTGAACCTCGTCAAGCGTTGCCGCGAGCTCTGCTTTCGTCGTCTCGACGACCTCTCCTTTACGCGGTCCGTCGTCAATCGTATAGGTGACCTTATCACCATCGACCGCCGTGATGTGACCATGAAACTCCGCGCCGCTCTCTGTGTGTAGCGCGAACTTTGTCCCCTCGATCAAGTGCGATTCGTCAAACGCGTGCTTTCCGCGATGCGTATGCTCAACCTTGTAGATGTAGCGATAACGTCGCCCCTTCGGGGTCATGTACGGGATTCTCTTGATGTATCGATGACCTACGCCTTTGAACAGCGCACGCACGAACTTCGCCAATGTAAACGGCATCTTATGGGCTCCTTTAATAGACGACCGAAGGATCAAGATCCTCGGGGTCTAGGTGTTGGGAGAGGTCGAACGGGGGAACGACCTCACTTTGTAAATCGGGATATAGTAACTTCGCGGCGTAGATCGCGTTTAAGTGCGCCTCAACATTGAAAACGGAGGCTCCTCGGACGTAGTAACCCGAGAGCGCGGTGAGCTCTTGGGCGTAGATCTCGAGGACCTCTTCGTCTCCCTCAAGCGTGAAATCGCAGAAAAAAGGAGACATCTCCCATTGTAGACGCACGCGAGCACGTCGCCCTCCTCGCTGGAGTCTGATCTCTAAGTTACTCATGCTTCGTATACCCCTTAAGTATCGCGTAGGTGACGAGGAAGTGATGAGGGTCACGGAGTGCGAAGTCCGCGAGCTTCTCGGCGGCTGCGTTCGGTGACGAGTTACCGAAGAAGTTCTCGACTCCCACGCTCACGAACTCGCTCGCTCCGTCACCGTAAAGCTTCCCCGCGTATAGGCTGCTGTATTGATCATTGAAACAAAGCTCCCCTTTGCCCGTGTAATCCGTATGTTGACCCTTTTCGACGCGCGTTAAATGAGACATCGTAACCGCTTGATGAATCGCCACTTGATAAGGCTTCACCGTAAGCGGCCCCGAGTAACCCCGATGATTCCCCTCCAGCGTGTGCGCGAGTTCGTGCGATGCCTCGCGTAAAGATGCCTTATTTAGATTGATGCTACCGTCTCGGGGGTCTTGAAACGCGCGCTTTCTCTTTGTGAGTTTGATCGAAATCATCTCCGAACTACGCTCAGGATACGCCGCTTGAAACACGTCCTCGACGTGCGCGAGTCTGAGCGCGGCGACACCTACGAGTTTACTCTTCGTCCTCAGTTTGTGCGACTTGTGCGGCCTCGGCTGAAACTTCTCCGTAGCGAGGATACCTGCACAACTTGCGCGAAGTGCCTCCACGAGTCGAGGCTTCATCGCCGCCGCGCGACGTGC